TGTCGACCACCTTGAAGGCGATCGTCCCGGACTCGATTTGGAACACGGTTGCGTCAGCCACTGGTGGCACCTTCCAGACTTGGCGTGCAGAGGGTGACTGCGCGCAGGATCATGTCGCTCTGCACGACAACACCGCGCAGAGTTGGGCCGCCGACGTCGACCGTCGCCGGGCGGCTCGCATCGGGCAGGCCACCGGCGGCGAACGTCGCGTCCCAGACAAGGGCGACGAGTTCGTCGAGGGCCTTCGACTGCTGCATCGGCGAGCCGTCGGCGACGCAATAGACCGGGAACCCAGCCATGACAATCGAGGCGCCGGGACTCCCGACCGTGGTGCGGTCGAGGGTCGGGGTGCCGATGTAGATGCAGGGCGCCACGACCTGATCGGGCGCCCACTCGTGGATCCGCGCCACGGTGAGCGGCGCCGTCGGGTCGACAGTCATCGCGAGCCATAGCTCGTGACGGGCCTCGGCGATGCGCGAGCCCATCAGCCGATCCCGAACCGCTGGCGGTAGCGCAGGATGAAGGGCATCACCGGCGTCAGGTGCGGGATGCTCTCGAAGCTCACCTGGTAGTCGATGGCGAGCGACGTGTTGATCTTCGAGAACGGCGCGTCCTTGCGCCGGTACAGCTCGACGGCGTACTGCTCGACGGCGTACTGGATCGGGTGCGGCGGCGGCGGCCCGGGCAGCGGCGTCGTGCGGTCGAGGAAGTTCATCATGTCGGCCGCCGCCGTGAGCACGTCGGCGCGGACTCGCGGCTCGTCGGTGTCGTCGACGTCCAGCCGCAGGATGCCCATCACGTTGCTCGTCGTCTGGTCGACGTCGAGCCACGAAATGTCCTGCAGCGGAGGCGCCGCGCTCACGAGCTGTAGTCCTCGCCGTCGGTCTCGGTCGCCTCGGGTTGGTCTTCCTCGACCTCGGCGGCCACGGTGAACGGGACCGAGTTGGACTCCTCGTCGTTCACATTGCGAACGGTGAAGAGCTTGGTCCCAGCGGTTGCCGGGTCGTACGAGGTCGTGAGGCTGGTGGCCGAGACGAACGTCGTCGCGAGCGCGACCTGGTCGACCTCGACCACCGAGGTGGCCTCGAAGTTGGTGCCGGTGACGGTGATCGCGATCGGCCCAGCGGCCGCACTGCCGCTGTTGGGTGCCAGCGTCGTGATGTGCGGATCGGGCAGGGTCGGCCCTCCGCCACCCCACAGGGACGGCGGGTAGCTCTCGTCGTAGTAGCGGGCCAGGTCGGTCAAGCTCACCTCCTTGAGGTGGTCCCAGGTGGCCGACCTCCCGACTGCGGCAGGAGGTCGACCACGCGGGTAATCAGGGGGCGAGGTGGACGGCGCCGTCGGGGAACGGCCGGTAGCCGGCCACCGAGGCGGCGATGGCGATCTGGCGACCCATCACGCTGGGCTCGACAGCTTCGAGCACCGGGTAGCGGTAGAGCGCGCCCTCCAGCACCGAGCCGTTACCGACCCAGAACGTCGCGTCGGTGATGCCCGGCGTGACGATCGTGCGCAGGCCGGCGACCGAGCCGGTCCAGTCCGACGCGCTCGACGTGCCGATCGCGTTCGCTGGGCCGAGCGTCGGAAACAACGGGCGGCCGGCGAGGTCGACGAGCGAACCGAGGCGGGCATAGCCGAGTGGACCCATCGCGATCCAGGTGGCGAGCTGGCCGGTGGCGGCGTAGACCATCGCGGTGGCGTCGTAGATCGCCTTGAGGATCGCCGAGGCGTCGGCGTCGGCGGCGAGCGTGACCTTGCCGGCGGAGGCGAACATCTCCGAGAGCATCTGGCCCTCGATCCAGTTCGAGAGCCGCTTGTTCATGTGGCCGACGATCGTGTCGAGCGCGCCGGGGACCCACGAGAGCAGCTGCTGGCTGATGTTGAGGTAGGTCCCTCCCTGCACCATGGGCACCAGCTCGCTGGTGACGTTGAAAGCCTTGGACGGCAGCTCGGCCTTCTCGAATCCGAGCGTGGCGCCCGAACCCTGAGGACCGACCGAAGTCGCGAAGTCGGGGTCGACGATGCGGGGCCGCAACCAGTGCAGCGCGTCGGGCGAAGCGGTCAGACCGAGGGCGGTGGCGAAGGGCATCCCGCCGGGGTACGGATCGATGATCGGGCCGACGATCGGGCCGGAGGGGATCAGACCACCGAGGTCGCCAGCGACCGGCACGGTCTTGGTCTTGTCGGTACCCATGTGCTCGGCGGCGCGCTTCATGGCGCGGCTGTAGCGGGAGCGAACGTTCTCGTCGCCCTGGTGCAGGACGTCCCACAGCAGCTCGCCGGCGGACCGGTACGAGACCTTGGTCATGCTGGCCGAGGCGTGGCTGACGGTGCGCAGCTTGTCCTTGATCGAGTCGGCCATGACAAGGTCGTCGGCCAGGATCACGAGCTGGCTATCGATGGCGCCGATGCGCGAGCGCGCCGACGTCATCGTCTGCTGCTCGGACTCGGAGAGATCGCGGCTCTCGACGGCGGCGGTCTCGGCGTAGTTGCGAATGAGCGCTTCCTTCTGGGTGCGCTCATCCATCAGGTTGTTGAACAGTTGGTCCACGGGACACTCCTCGGGACAGAGACGACAGATGTGGCTGTGTCGCTGCGGGGTGTCACTGCCTGTCCCGCCGGGGTGCAGCTCTAGGGCTGGGTGCCGGGGACGGCGCGGGTGCCGCTCGTCGAACTAGGGGCCATCGTGGCTTGGATACGTGACGGCGTCAAGCGCTGATAGGCACCGATCAGGTCTCGGCGCCCGGTGGCTTGGCGTTGTCGGCCAGCCACTGCTCCCATTCGCGTAGTGCCGGACGGTCAACCTCGGGGGCGCCAGAGCGCAGCGCGAGCACCGAGGCGCCGCTGTAGACGGGGGCCGGCGTGGCGGCGACGTGGGAGACGTGGATCTGTACTCGCGACCGGATCCCGTCGATCTCGCGAGGCGCCGTGATGTCGCCGAACATGACGCTCAGGCCGGTGTGTGACTCCAGCAGCATCGAGCGAACCTTCTCCAGCTGGTCGCCGGCGTACAGTCGGAACGACGCGTAGCCGCCGTCCTCGCGCTGCTCGATCTTGGTGGCGTAGCCGATGAGCTTGTCGAAGCTCTCCTCGTGATCGAGGTTCAGTCCGATCCACCCCGCGTTGCCGCGCTTGGCGGCGATCTGACACATCCGCTCCAAGCATCCAGACAGGAACTGCTCGGGGAAGATCTCGCCGTCCTCGAAGACCATCGCCGGCTGATTGAACGGCACGATGCAGCCGTCGACTGAGCGCCCGTCGGCGCGCAGATGCCAGCCACTCTCGGCGATGATCAGGTTCGCGGTCTCGCTCATGGTTGAACGCTGCTCTCGTGGTCGGCCGCTGAGGGCCGGGGCGGGTACTGGTGGCGGTGGCGGCCGGAGACTGATCAGCGCCATCGCCTCCGACTCGTCGACCTCGACGTAGGCGGGGTCGGTGATCAGCGCCTCCATACGATCGACGTCGACCCAGCCGCCGTCCTTGGCGCGCTGGGTCGTGCCGTCGTCGAGGGCGAGGCGGAACACTCGCGTGCCGCCCTCGTTGAGGCGCTTGGTAAACCAGCGCCAGCTCCGGTCGGCGTCGTCACTCATGCGGGCACCTCCAGAGGTGGGATCTCAGGCGCCGGTTGCGTCTTGTGTCCGGGGATCAGCTCCCAGTTTGGCGGGAACGTCTGGTCGTCGGAGGTGGCGATCATCTTGTGCCACAGCTCCTGCTTGCGCTTGGCCGGCGTCGAGGGCTTGCGGTACTCCTCGTAATGGAGGTGGACCTCGTCCTTGATGCGCTGCGATTCGGGCGTATGGAACTGGACCTCGACCGGCACACCGTCGGGCGACGTGAGCGCCACGTTGACACCGTTGTAGGCGTCGCCGGGCGGCCAGAAGTTCTTGACCCGAGCCGTGTAGCCGCGGGCGAGCAGGTCGGCGTGCGCGGTCTGAAAGGCGGTGACGTACTCGTCGGCGCTGGTATGGAACGTGTAGCGAACCGGGTCGCTGATACCCGCCGCGGCGTCGGCGAGACTCGATCCGTCGCCGGCTGAGTCCGCCAGGATCTTGTCGGCGATGCGGTTGGTGTTCTCCTTGATCCGGAACTCCAGTCCGTGCATCGTGGCGCCGGTGTCGCGGGCGATGGCCGTGATGTCGGCGGTGATCGCTGGCTCCACGTCATGGGCGGCGGCAACGATCGTGGCGGCGAGTTCGCGGGCGACGTCCTGCGAGCCGGGCGACTCGGTCGTCATCTTGCGGGCCTTGCCGTACGAGGGCGAGCGAGCGAGCGCGGCCTGCCAGGCGTTGCTGCTGTAGCGGCCGCCCCAGCCGTAGTCCTGCAGCTTCTTGCCGGCGCCGAGCTTCTGGCCGCTGGTGGCGCGGGCGCTGCCGTCGACCTCGGCGCTGGTCACGAGACCTCGGCTCCGATACGGCCGGCGATGTCGTCGACAGGCACGGTGTCGTTCGGCGCCCAGCGTTCGAGGACGCGGATCTCGTCGGCCGACAGCACGCGACCGGTCTCGTCCTCGATGCCGTGCAGGGTGGCGTAGGCGCGGGCGCGCTCTTCGAGGCCCGGCTGCACGTAGCGGTCGGGGTTGAACTCGATCCCGGTGCCGGCGGGGAGCAGCCACTGCGAGAGGCCCGAGGCGATGGCTCCGGCGGCCGGGCGCAGGGTGGCGCGCCAGTGCCAGTCGGCCAGCATCAGCGTCGACTGGTACGTGAGCCCGTTGTTCTGCGGGAGGTTCACCAGCACGGCGGGGACGCCGAGGGCGGCGGCAATCATCTCCAGGTCGAACCACATGAGGTCGAGCAGGGCCATGTCTTTCGGCGACATCGTGAGCTGCTCGAAGGTGATCCCACCCGACAGCACGGCCGGCGCGCCGGGTCGCTCGTAGCGGGCGCTCATCCACTGGTTCTGGAGATCGCCGGCCTGTTCGGCGTCGAGGTCCTCGGGGTGCTTGAGCACGGCCCAGACCCCGTACTTGGCGATCTTGGCGGCGTACTCGTTCAGCTCGGCGGCGTGCACGAGGTTGGACCAGGCCCACATCAGCGGACCGATGCCGCGCCGGTTCTTGACGCCGGGCAACCGCTGGTAACTGATCTGGCAGATGTCAGCTCGCGGGATGTGCACACCGTTGTCGCTCGTACCGAGGTACCACTCGCCATCAGGGTCGCAGTAGCACTGCGCCGGATCGAGGGCCACGAAGCGGGCCGGGAAGCCGGTCGACTTGTAGCGCCCGACGCAGTAGAGGATGACCTCGCCGGTGAGCTGGTAGCTGTTGCTGACCGCCTTCATGAAGGCGGTCCAGTCCGAGTACAGCGACGGCTCCGGCGAGGCGTACCAGGACGGCAGCGCTTGCGGCACGCGGTTGCGGACGCCATAGGCGGGGAACGAGGCGAGCTGGCGCGTGTTCAGGTCGACGCACGACATGACCGTCGAAATCCGCCGGAGGTAGCCGCCGCCGTTCTGGCGGCCGTAGCCGAATCCGGTCCAGGTGCCGCCACCGGCAGCCATGTCGCCGACCGTCTCCATCGGCGGTGTTGCCCAGCCAGCCTCGGTAGGCCAGCCCGACCAGGGCTGGGCGGGCATGATGAAGTTCCCTGGCCGCGAGGTCGACGAGGTTGGCCCGACGCTCTGCGGCGGGACGTTCGGGCCTGGCCCGTTCTCGTTGGGGATCGACCGGAGGTGACGTGAGGCGTACCGCCCGGACGGCGCGGGGCGCTCCACGCGTCAGGACTCGTCGTCGGCGGGCGGCTCAGCTGCGCCGTAGACGGTCTCGCGGATCTCCTTGGCCCACGGCGGATCGCCGTTGTCGTTGGACCAGGCGTCGGCCTCGGTAGCGCGCTGCTCGGCCTCAGGAGACTCGGTTTGCTCGGTCTGCTCAGGCTGGTTGCGGGTCGCCATCGGGCGTCTCCGGGGCGTCGGGATCGGGCTCGGGCTCGACCGGGGTCACGGGCTCATCGCTCATGAGCCAGGAATGCTACGCGAAAGCTGTCGCGAAATGAAGCGACGTGCTACACCTCCGGCGGATAGGCGCCTATCAGTAGATCGCCGGGGCCTTGGCGGCGGGGAGCGTGAGCACCGCCCAGGCCGCCAGGGTCGCGGCCCACAGACAGGTGATGTCGTGGTTCGAGCGGCGTTCCCAGGTCCAGCGGTCGCCGAACTGGCGCTTGGTGGCGTTCTGGATGGCGGCGTTCAGGCGCGGATCGCCCTGATGCGCGAGGTCGCCCCGTACGGCAGTGTCGTGGAACGACGCGCAGGCCGCCGCGACGTCGGTCGAGGAGAGGAACTTGACCGTGCAGCCGGCGCGCCTGAGCATCGGCTCGGCCGAACCGGCGGGGCCGAGGCGGTCGAGGACGACGGTGGCGCGGTGGCGCTTGGCGATCTCGGCCGTGCGGGTCAGCAACAGTTCGAGGTCGGGGCCGTGCTCGACGACCTCCAGCGGGATGCGGCCCAGCTCGTCGCCAGCGGCGACCAGCGCGCCGCGGTCGCGCTCGGCCGTGAAGTCGAGGGCCAGCCAGAGTCGGCGGCCGGGGCTGATGTTGTCGTCGTGGCACATGGCCCACACGACGGGGTCGATGGCGGCCACTCCCCTGGCGTCGATCCAGATGTTCTGGTGCTCGCGCCGGAACGTGTCGGTGTCCATCCCGGCGGCGGCGTCGGCGAGCGCCTCGACCAGCACACCGCCGCGGTGGCCGAGCGAGGGGTTGGCCTCGGTCCAGGACTGGCGGTCGCGAGGGTCGGCGTGCTCGGCGGCGGCGTACTCCAGCCAGCACAGCGTCGAGGTCGGATCGTCGATCGCCTGGCGGCCGTTCACGGTGTAGTTCTTCCAGAGTCCGGAGTTCTCGTCGCCAGCGTTCGAGACGACCCACAGCTGCGCCGACTTGCGCGTTGCCATCGTCGGTTGAAGGGCGCCGACGATCTCCATCGTCGGGTGGGCATGGGCCTCGTCGATGACGGCCAGGTCGATCGACATCGAGCGGGCGGCCTTCTTCTTGGTCGGGGTGACCGGCAAGTAGCGCGACCCGTTCTTCATGATCAGCACCTCGCGGTGGTTGACCCGAGGGACGTGATCGACGTGGTCGGCGAACGGCGTCGCCATCAGCAGCTCGACGTGCTCCTCCCACTTCTGAACCGCAACGGTCCGGTCCTGCGCGGTGTAGGCCACGGTCTGTCGGGGCTGGATCAGCTGGCGGGCGATGCGGGTGCAGACGAGGGCGGTCTTGCCGTTCTGGCGGGCCACGCCGATCCCGACGGTGCGGTAGCACGGCAGTCGCGTTGACGGTACGTATTCACCGGCGACGTCGGCGGCGTGACGCTGCCACGGGAAGAACTCCCAGCCGAGCAGACGGGCGACCTCGGCGTCGACACCGCCGAACGTCGGACGCTCGGGGTGGCGCGGCGTGCCGTAGCGCGGGTGGACGACGCCGAGCAGCTCAGGCGTCGAGAGGGGCAAGCTCACGGGCGATCCGTTCCCATGGGTCCTCGCTGTCGTCGTCCTCTTCGAGGCCTTGCAGCTCGGCCACGGTGACGACGAGGGTGGCGCGCTCCAGCTTGGCGCTGACCTCCATCAGGCGCACGGCGACGGCGGGCGGGATGGCGGCCGGGTCCATCAGCTGCAGCGCCTGCATGGCCTTGACGAGACCGGTGGCGCCGGCCTGGCGGTGGTTGGTGTACATCGAGCGGATGGCGTCGAGGCGCTCGGCGTCCTCGATGCGGTTGCACTCGTCGTCCCAGGCCTCGGCGCGTTCGCGCCACCGGTGGCGCTGCGCCCAGTTGCGGACCTGGCGCGGACTGACGTCGGCGACGGTGCTGTCGATGCGGCGGCTGGCCGGCGGCGAATCGCGGAAGGTGCGAAAGGCGGCGTAGGCCTTGGCCGGTTCGGAGGGCTCGCGTTCCCACGGCGCCGCGTCCTCGTCGTCGTCGACGGTGATGATCATCGCTGCAGCACCTTGGCCGGTGGTTTGCCCTCGAAACGTTCGCGCTCGGCGGGCACGAGGGTGAGCAGCTCGTAAGCGGCACCCTCGGTGAGGTGGAGGTAGACGACAGCCCGAGGCAAGTGCTCGGGCGTCCAGTCGATGTGGATCGAAAGCACCTCGCCGGGGTTGAGACCCCAGGCCGCGCACATGCGCTGGCCCAGCTCGGTCGCGAGCGACAGCTCCATCACCAGCGCCTCGACGGCGGCGGGATGCCACGGCGGCGAGCAGCTGCGCCGCGTCCGAGCATGGCGGCCTGGCGCTGCTGGCATGGCTTGCACGCCGGCTGGATCGTGCAGCAGCCCGAGCCGGGCGCGTGGAAGTGACGACTCAGCGGCGGCGTGTGATCGGCCGAGGTCGCAAGGGCCCCGGCGCACACCAGGCGCAGGGCGCACCGGGGCCGCTCGGCGAGCATCCTCGCACGGGCCTTCTGGTAGTCCCAGCCATAGGGGTTGGCGGCGCCGCGGGGCCGAGGTCGCATGTCGCGGCAGTGTACGACTACCGCGCAGTGCCGTGGGCTACCGCGCTACAGCCGAGCCGCCGCCGGCCCTCGCGGGCAGGAGGAGCCGACGACGGCAGCCCGGGCGCTCCATGACGCTACTTGCGCCACTCGGCGGCGGGGCTCCAGTCCTCCAAGCGGGCGAGATCGAACTTCTCGACGCGCAGGAAGTTCTTACGACCGGGCGCGATGGCGACCAGGCGGACGCGGCCGGCGGCGTCGCCGAGGGGGATCAGGCGGACCTCCCACCCGTCGACCTCGGTGACGGTGGTGGCGCTCATGACGACCTCCGCGCCCGCCAGCGGACGAACGTGCGGACGGCGAGCGCCAGGGCAACGATGGCGACCAGGGCGACCAGCACCGTGGCGCTGGCAGCGCTGACCCCGCCGTGGCGGACCAGCTCGACGGTGGTGGCGCTCACGCCGGCACCGCCTTGTACGGGCGCCAGAGCAGCGCGGCGAACAAGCGGGCCAGGACGGCGGCCATCAGTAGCCCCCGTCCCAGTAGCTCCCGTCGCCGACACCGCAGCACCCGCAGCAGGGGGCGTCCTCGCAGCGCCCGTAGCGCTGCTTCCAGGTGGGCTCGGCGGCCTCGCCCGAGCAGTCAGCGTGGCGGACGCTCCAGCCCTGACGCTTGGAGCCGCTCAGCACGCCGGCCCTGGCGGCGACACGGCCGCTGCAGCTGGTGCACTTGGCGGCGAATCTGTTGGTCATCTCTCTCTCCTTGATGGCTCGGTCACTTAGTACAACACCCGCGCTTAGCGTACATTCCCCGCTGAGCGAACTTTCTTCGCGTAGTAGCGGACCTGCGCCCAGCGCCAGGCGGCGGCCTGGCGGGGGTGGCGGACGGTCCACCAGGCCATGGCGCAGTACCAGCGCCCCTTGGGATCGGTGGCGAACCAGACGACGAGCTTGAACGTGCCGAGCATGAAGGCGAGCAGCGCCCTGGCCACGAGGGCGAGCAGGAGGAAGGTGACCCAGACACCGCCGACGACCGGAGCTGCCACGGTGTGGGCGACGTCCTTCTTGAAGCCGTAGCTGGTCATTGGCCGACCAGCTTCTTGAGGGCGGCCATGGCGCCTACGCAGTAGGCGCCGAAGCCGACCAGGCCGAGGGCGAGGGCGACAGTCACCACCCCTGCCCTTCCTGCCAGCCGTCGGCGAAGCCGTCGGTGAACGCCTCGCCGTGACCGGCCAGGTCGACGGTCTCGCACTTCATGGCGGCCGCTCTGCCGACGTCCCAGCCGGCGCTGTAGTTGCGCCAGTCGAGGTCGGTCGCGTCGTCGGTCCAGTGAGTGAAGGTGGTGGTCATTGGTCTCTCCTTGGTGGCGGGTGGTGCACTTAGTACAACGTCTGCGCTAAGCGGACATTCCCCGCTCAGCCTGATAGGTGCCGATCAGGCGGCGGCCTTGAGGGCGGCGGCCTGGGCCATGAACTTGGCCTTCATCTCGGCCTTCCACTGGAACGAGGCGAACTCCTCCAGCCAGGCCGCGAACTCGGCGGCT